AATCTTTATGAAATCATTTATAATGACAATTGGAGTATTCTTCGGATTTTATTCAGTGGGTAAAATTGCACAAATGCTGGCACCAAAGGATATCGGATACAACGAAAGAAAGAGTGGTATGAAAAGTATGGCTCCACCAATGAATATCGGCAAATCTTATGATGACATGAGTGATTTGATAGATATCATAAAAAGAAATTCTTTTGATGTTAGATTCAGTTACAAAGATGACATGGGAGTGAAATGTATGTCTGGAACAGCATTTGGATTGAAAGCAGATTTGCTGATGACAGCTAGTCATGTTGTACCAGAAGTACCATTTGATTTGAAAGTTGAGATTTTTGACAACGTTAAACATGTGTTTACACCACAAGATGCAGTGAGAACAATTTCAATTCAACCAGACTTACACGTGGTGAGAATACCAAATGCAGATGTGGCCATAGTGCATGTACCAGGATTCAGAAATACTAGAGACATTACACATTTGTTTTTAGAAGAAAAAGATCTGGGAGTCAACATTGTCAATTTGAATAGTACTACAGCTTCAGGAATCATTATTGAAACTGACAGAACCAAAGATTTTCGAACAAGAACAAGAATGTTCAAAACAGTGGGACAATGTGAAGCAACATCAACTGCAAAATATGATGAAGTTTGGGATACGAAATCAAAGGCGAAAAGAGTATTGATTATGAATTCACAACATGATTTGTATGCAAAAGAAGGTTTTTCAGGAAGCTGTTACTTCCACATGAATTCGAAATTGAGAAGCCACAGTTTACTGGGTCCATTGATATCTACACAAAGCATTGGAGTAAACAGACATTTTGTGAATATTGTTACTCAAGAAGAAATCAGAGCTGCAATGAAGAAACTGAAAACACCGAATGGATATGTGGTTCCACAAGTTGAATTACCTGATGCACCAGAAGATCATCCAATACGAAAAATCAAGGAAGTTTGTCATGAATTGTATCAATCACCTTTTCCGAACCAGGGAGT